GGAATTATATGCGAGGGCTTCGACCAGACCGCTAGACGATTTAATGAACCGTTAAAATATCTTGAGAAAATGATATATGATGGCAAATGGAAAGCTGGAAAGAATGGAGCTCTATTATGGAACTTCCGTAATGTTGTACTCTATATTGACGGAAACGGTAATATTAAGATACTTAAAAATAAGAGCTTAGACTCTGTTGATGGTGCGGTATCCGTATCAATGAGCATCGGGGCCTTAATAGCTATTGAGAATATTAAATTAGACCTCTCCGTCTATAAATAAGATATATAAAATATAAAATAAGATCGGAAAAAATGTTTAACTCAATAAGGGAATTATTCGATCCCCCACGTGTGTGGCTGGGAACTTCAAAAACCTGGATAGATCAGATAGGAGAACCTCTGCAATTAGGTATAAAAAAGAACACATTCCAGAATTCTGATGCGGAAAAAGTTGGGGTCGCAGTTAAGTGCTGCAAGGTGCTTGCTGATAATATAGGCAGACTTCCTATTAATATCTATCAGTCTACTGAAACTGGCAATATGATCGACAGAGAAGACTACAGGCAGTATCTTCTTCATTATAGTCCAGATGGGATTATAACTTCCCAAGCATTCTTTTCATCATTAGAATACAACCGTAATTTAAGAGGCAATTCATTTGCAAGAATTATAAGGAATCCATCTAATGGGAGGCCTATTAAATTCGAGCTTATTCCATCAGCTCAGGTGGAAGGCTATAAAGTAGTTAGAGGACAACTCTACTACATATATTTCAAGAAATTAGAAAATGGAGAGACTAAAAAGACAGTTGTTAATGCTTTCGATATGCTCCATTTCAAAATGGTTACCAAGAATGGAATCTGGGGAATGAATCCTATAGAGGCTCAGAGAATGAATATGAGCACCCTTTATAAGAGCAAGAACGTTCAAGATTCCTATTATGAGAACAATGCATTCGTGCCAGCATTCCTTAAGAGCACCGTTCCGGATGCTAACTTCATCAAGCCTTTTAATGAGGCTATGCAGCAATTCAAGGATAAGAATGTTGGACCGGCTAATGCTGGAACAATAGCTACTCTTCCTCCTTTTACTGAAATTCAGCAATTAGATATGAACATCGTGGATGCTGAATTCTTAGCTGGAAGCAAATTCGATGCTCAGCAGATTGCAGCATTCTATGATGTACCTCCTCATTTTGTAGGATTGGAAACAGGAACATTCAGAAATATAGAAGAGCTTACAAGGAACTTCGCTACATTCGGAATAGGACCTATTGCTAGAATGTACAGACAAGAACTAGAATTCAAATTGCTTACTCAGAAAGAAAGAGAAGAGGGAAAGAGTATAGAATTTGTTTTACAGGCATTAATCGAAACCGATTTACGAACAAAGACACAATATTATAAAGATATGTTTGGCTTAGGAGTTATGACTGGCAATCAGATAGCTCTATTAGAAGGCCTTCCAACTTATGCTGGAGGAGAGACCCATTTCATTCCTTCAAATAATCTTACCCCAGTTAATCAGGAAGAGGAAACTCCCGAGATTCCTAAGGAAGAAAAAGATATATAAGATATAGAGAAAATAAATTAAGAATTATGAAATTCGAAAGAAGATATATTAATTCCGCTGAATATGGATTCCGTGCATTAGAGAATGATGGAAAACATTTCATCGAGGGATATGCAAGCGTCTTTGGAGTAAGGAGCAAACTTATTCTCGAGAATCGCGACCTCTTTTATGAAGAGATCAATCCAGGAGCATTTCAGAGGGTTCTAGAAAGAGATGGGTTAGACGTTATCTTTACTTTTAATCACAGTAAGGATGTTGTATTAGCCCGCACAGTTTCAGGAACTCTTGCACTTTCCCAGGATGATAAGGGCTTGTTCTTCAGAGCAGAAATTGATATGAATGATAGCGATGCCAAAAATCTCTGGCTACGCGTTAAAAGAGGAGACATCTTCGAAAACTCATTTGCCTTCAGAGTGGCAGAGGAAGATTACAGATGGAGCAGGATAGATGGAGATAACATACCGTTAAGAACGATCGATAACATTTCCGATCTTAGAGACGTTTCTGCGGTTACTTATGCTGCTTATCCCGAAACATCCGTAGGAGCAAGGGAACTTGCTGAGATAGATAAAGAGAAAGAAGAGAAAGAAGACGAATCCCAGAAAGATAAAGACAAGGAAAAAGAGAGGGATCTCCAAATCCTTAAGACACGTATTAAAATAATCCAACTCAAAAATAATAATTAAATAACATGAAAAAACTAAATGAATTAAAAGCTAAGAAAGCAGCTCTTATGGCAGAACTTAGGGAGATCGGCAAATCCGATATTACCCCCGAGGTATCAGAAAGAGTTGATGCTATCGAAGCAGAATTAGCAACCGTTAATAAGGATCTCAAAGTAACCCTTATGATCGAGCAGGCTAACATGGAAGAGGTTGAGGGCGCAGAGCCAGAATCAGAAGCAGGCAGAAGCCAGGCTGATCTTGGAACTTCATTCAGGAATTTCCTAAATGATGCAGTAGCAGGAAAAGGCCAGCTTACTTTCAGGGCTGATCCTGTAATCACTACCACAGATGCAGATATGATTAATAAAACTGTAGCTGGCGGTATTGATATACTAACCTCCCCAGGAGAAGAATTCCTAAGAGCATTAGGTGTTACCTTCTATGAGGGCCTAACAGGCAGCTTCGCTATCCCATCGATGGCAGAGGATCTAGCAACATTCCCAGGAGAAGATGCTTCAGCAGCTTCAGCAGATATGCTTCCTGATTCACTTGTTCTTAATGCAAGGAGACTTACCCACACTCAGAGCATTACAAGAGAAACTCTTGCTCAGACTAATCCTGGAATTTATCAGAGTATCGTTCAAAATCTTGTTAATGGATTGGGAAATGCTCTTGTTAAAGACGTAATGGCAACCGTTATTTCTGATGCAGCAACTCAGGTTAAAGTAACAGGAACAACCGTTACTAATCTCAATATCGTTGATATGGAGGCTTCTATAGGCGGACTTTCAATCGGAAGCGCAGCTTATGTTACGACTCCTACTGGAAAGTCTCTATTAAAAACTACTATCGCTCGCGGAACAACCGCTGGTGAGGGTATCTGGCTTCCAGACAACACTATGAACGGATATTCAGCTTATTCATGCCCACAGCTTGCAGCTAACAGGGTTGTATTCGGGGACTGGTCTAAAGAGGTCGTTGGAAAATGGTCTGGTTATGAAATAATCGTAGATCCATTCTCACAGGCAAAACAGGGTAGGATCGCTCTTACCATCGTGGCACTTGTAGATTCTGGAAATGCTAACAAAAGAGCATTTGCTATTCTTGATGCTTCATTATCTTAATCGATAATTAGCTAATATATTAAAGGGCGGGTAGGCAATCTGCCCGCCCTTTTATTTTAAAAATAATTAAAATATTATGGCATTTCAATTAAGCGAAGCAAGATATTTGCTGGTTAAGGATGTTAGCCACGATCTTTCTGATGTTAGCACAGGCAATTTTGGGATTTCTGTGCAAATGAGGGGCACTCAATTAATGGTGGAAGCTGATGTTTCAATGGCAGGAGGGCATCTTAATATACAAGAATCAATAGATGGGATCAACTGGTTTAATTCGACTGATTTAAGTATTAATTTCGATGCTTCAGTATCGACAACAAAGTATCTTAAAGACTTTACGGTATTTCCATACTCATTTATTAGGCCATCAGTTAATTCAGCAGGATATGGGGTTCTTCAGACATTAAGAATTCTAAATCCTTACGACAGATAAAATAATAATAGCGATGCAAGAAAAACCCGTTAAAACTAAAACATATTATCCAGTATCGCTTGATGAGGCCAAGAGGCATTTGCGAGTGGATGATGACTTCGATAAGGATGATGATTATATCAGAAACCTCATTTATGCTGCTACTCAGAAATGCGAGGAATATATCGGGAAAGATATCGCTCTAACTTCAAATATAGTTAAGATCCCGGATTTCGTAGGAAGCGATTTCTATGTTGAGGAAGGTCATCTTATATCGGTGGATTATGTTAAGCAGTCAGATGCTAGTACCCTTGTAGCAATAGATCATTATGAAACTTACTATAATAGGGTATATGTGGAGCTATCCTCTTCAGCAGATCAGGATCCGTTATATGTTTATTACACAACAGGCTTTGCAGCAGGAAACTGCCCGGCTCTAATAAAGCAAGCGGTTCTTGTTAAGATCGGAGATTTATACGACGTGGAACGCCAAAGCTACTCTGATCACAAAGAGAATTATGCTTATCAGCGACTTTTGGATTCATTCAAAATAATCCTTTACTAATGTATACGTCAACCCTAAATAAGAGCATCATAATTGATAAGGAAACTACTTCTAAGAATACGTTAGGAACTCCTAAAGAGACCTATTCTTTCTTAAAAGAAACATATGCTGGGGTATGGCTTAAATCAGGAAATACAGATTATACACAGGACGGAGCACTTCCTTTTACTTATGTGGAATTCATTATAAGATATGATGAGAGAGTGGATTACAAATGCAGAATTACATACGAAAACCAGTATTACAGAATAAATCATATTTATGTTGTAGGGCGTAAGGACTGGATGAGAATTCAAGGTGTTGTATTCGAAGATGAGTAATGATGTTATAAAAATAGAGCTGAGAGGGCTTAAAGAAAATATACAGGCTCTTCAGGAGGTTCTCGATAAGAAGAATTTTAATTCTATTG